CGGATGATTAAATCATATGAATGGTCACTTCTCGTTCGCACCTGGAATCGACCTACATCTCCACCATTTTTGAACGTGTTTACACTTCCGTTCCAATATTTATTTACAAATTTGGCGAACGCCAATTACCCACATGCTCCTTCGATATTCACAGACCATCCGTCCCCTGTGAATCCATGTTTATCCAACAGCCCTTTGGATATCGATTCAGTATTACGATTCGTTCCCACCAAAGCTGCGATTTTCATCTCAGAATCAGTCAACGTAACTTGATCACTGCATTCTCCTGACATGTTGCTTTTCCCTGCTCTTTCTAGTTATTAAAAAATTTCAACAGTGTTTTTTGGATTACGTTTTTTTGAGATTTTGATCTCAGGAATGTCTGAGTTGACATAGTCATCAACCCATTCTTTTTTGATTCGGATCGTTTTTCTAAGCTTGTTTTTGCCGACAACCTTTGAACGCAATTCTCCCGACTCGACCAAACGATATACAGTCGTTCGACCTACGTTAAGCAAAGCTGCAACTTCGGGAATAGTTAGTAGTTTTTCCATGTTGAAATCATAAGCAGTAGATCATGCGTTGCACGATCTATCTCGAAATTGCACGACCTCACACGACCTCGCATGAACTGTGACACCTTTGGGCAAATGTCGTGTTTTTTCAAGCTTTTTTGTGCGAGTTTGAGAATCGGGTTTTTGAACCCATATTCTTTCAACATGCCAGTTGCGACTGCGACCAAGGATGAATGGAAAACTTGTCGCAAGGATTCAAAAATATTGAATCGCAACTGATTTTAACTGTCAGACTTTTGCGAACCATAAAACCTTCCTCGGTTTGGGACGCTCCGATGGCCTGACAGCATCGGAGCGTTTTTTTTTGGAGTAACTGAAATGCTTTTAACAACAACATCAGGTCATATTTGCACAGTAATCATGCTGATCGTTGCAACCTTTTGCGGATGGCTTGCAAGAGACGTGCGTGAAAGTGCAAAAGACGCAAATGGGATGCCTGAAGACTTCCCGAACGATGAGGAATCGCGGGATATGTTTGGGGATCGTCATCTAGGCGATGCCTAATAACTAACGGTTGCCATTAACAGTGTGGAAGTAATGACCCATGAGCAAAACGGTAAGGAGGTTCGGTTTTCGATCAAACTTGATCGTGTGGTTCGGATCATGGAATTTTTGTCGGCAAGCGATAACTGGTGGCATCATACCGAAGTCAGAAAGATTGTTTGCCCAGAATTTGGAAGGGCAACTGTCGAACGTGATTTTGTGCAGCTATCAGAGATGGGTTTTGTTGAATTTGATAAACGCAATAACACTGTCCGGTGGATTTCGCCAAAGAGATTTTTAAAGGAAAAGGATGCCAACCAAAACGTCAAATGAGGAGGTTTACCCGCTTGAGCAGTGCGAAACCATGATGCGGTCTGTGGCTCAGTTAATGAGCTATGGCAATGAAGATGGGGCACGCACAAAATTTGAAACCATTATGAAAGATCTGAAAAAGCAAGGTAAGAGGGAATTGATTTCAGATGCAATCGGAATGCGAATTGGCAACATGTTTGATAAGAAATTTGGGTTTCATTTTGTAGACCAAATTACAGACATAAGCATGGACCAATTACTAGAGGTGCCGAGGATTTCATACACGCTCATCTACAAAATCGAGCAGGCACTTACAAAACGAGGTTTAAGGTTTCGAGATAACAATTAAGGACACGCTGATAATGAACGAGACGATAGAAATTGACAAGGTTGGAGCGATCAATCACCTAAGCATTCCGTTGCCAGAGGGTGGTGGATTGGTGGTATTAAAAGGAAGAAACGGTGCAGGGAAAAGCACTGCAATTAAGAGCGTCGAGAGCCTGTACGACCCGATTGCTCGCAAGGGTCTGGAAACTTCAGACAAGTCGATCGACCCAGGCACAATCCATGGAAAAGGCGTGCGAGTTAAGCTCGGGAAGTCCAAGTCCACCATCGGCGAACTCGTTTGCGATTCGATTGATGGGGGTCTTGATCCAAGCGTATTTGTTGATCCTGGAATCAAGGATGAAGTTAAAGCAGATGCAAAGCGTCTGCATGTCCTGGTTCGGCTCAGTGGTCTTAAGATTCTGAAGTCAGATTGGATGTCACTTACCGGCGGGAAGTATGAAGACCTCGTCCAGGCCGATCCAATCGAAACAGCTGATCGTATTCGTCGCGCCATTCACACTGAAGCGAAGATGCTTGAAGAGCAAATTGAGAAGCGATCTCGAGAAGCTGATGCCTTAATCCGTCCAGCGATGGATCAGGATTTATCTCTTGCCGATAAAGCGGACACTTTTGCCGATCTGCTTGACCAACTGCGTAAGGATCTATTCTCGGCAGCAATTGAGAATAAAAACGCGATCGAGCAGAACGCGAAGGTCACCGAGGCGAAGTTAAAGCTAGATGGAATCGCGAGACCCGTTTCTGTCTCTGAAGTGGAGTCTGAACTAGAGGGTCACAATAAAGGAATTCGAATCCTTGAAAGTGAAATGGAAGATTTAGGTCGGGAGTTAAAGAAAAAAGAAATTGACTTGCAAGAAATGAAGTTTCGAAAAGAACAATTTGAAACACAAATCGAGAACTCGAGGAGATTGCAAAAGTTAATCGATGATCTTGAGTCTTCTGCTGCACTAGAAATTCAGCCAACAATCGATGTTTCTGAAATCGAAGCTCGCATTGCCAAAGGAACTGAAGTCCACCGGCAGGCAGTGATTGCAAAAGAGGTTCGCGATAACCAGTTGAAGGGCGAGTCTGTTAAGGCCGAACTCGAGAAGGAAAAAACTGAAGCAAAAAAACTTCGGGAAGTTGCTCGAGGAACGGATTCTATTTTTGGTCGCCAGTTATCGAGCATGGGTTTTACAGATGTGATCGTCGATGACGGTCGCCTGAAAGTGAAGTCAGACCGTGGACTTGAATTGGTTTCCGAGTTGAGCGATGGCGAGCGATGGAGGCTCGCAATCAAGGTTGCTGCCAACGGACTTGGAGAAGGAGCAATTTTGCCAGTTGAGCAAGCAGCATATGAGGGTCTTGATCCAGAGAACCGACTGCTGATCCGAGACTTAGCCAGAAAGAAAAAAATCGTGATCGTCACGGCACTGGCATCAGATGAAGAACTGACAGCAGAGGTGGTGCAATGAGCGCGTTTTCAAAAATACAACTAGCAAAGCAAAAGAAACCTAGAAGGACAGTTATGTACGGGGTCCATGGCATCGGCAAGTCTTTCTGGGCACATTGTTGGCCGAGTCCTGTTTTTATCCCAACAGAAGATGGCATTTCTGATCTCAACGTGATGGCCTACCCGCTCTGTGAGACCGTTAAAGATGTTTGGGACGCTGTTATAGAACTTGGTGGAGAGGAACATCCTTACAAGACTGTCGTGATCGATTCAGCTGATTGGCTAGAGCGTTTGATTTGGGAGAAAGTGGTTGCCATGAAAGGAAATCACGTAAAGGCAATTACCGACATTGACTTTGGAAAAGGTTACGGAGAAGCATCAACAGAGTTCTCTAAAATTTTGACGGCACTTGATGGTTGTCGAGCAAAAGGCATGCACGTCGTGATTCTCGCTCATGCACGGACAGTCAAAGTTGAACCACCTGGTCAGTCAGCATACACCCGCTACGAACCTAAACTCCACAAGACGAGCAGCAACGGTCCTTGTGCAAGTGAGATTCTACAAGAGTGGTGTGATGAACTTCTCTTCGCGAACTACCGGATCGATGTTCGAAGTGAAAACCAAGGTTTTAATCGGGAACGAGGGATCGCGATCGGTGGTGGCGAGCGAATTATTTACACACAAGAGCGGGCAACTCATGTGGCAAAAACACGCATGCGTTTGCCTGCTGAAATGCCGCTCGACTTTTCGCAGTACGCACAATTTATTCAGTAATTTTTTTTAGAACTTTTAAACGTAGAGGAAATTAGCCATGGCAGACTTAGGCCAAACTTTTGACGCGAACTCAGTTGAACCAGCACAGGAATACACTGCTATCCCAGCTGGAAAGTATCGCGCAGTCATTTTGAAGTCGGAGTGGAAACCCACAAAAAAAGGTGGACAGTATCTCGAGTTTGTGATTGAGATACTTGACCCAAAATACAAAGGTCGTCGAGTTTGGGAGAGGCTCAATCTAAAAAACGAGTCACAGGTTGCCGTCGATATCGCGAATGCAACACTGTCTTCAATTTGTCGTGCGACTGGGGTTATGAGAGCGAATGACAGTTCTCAGTTGCATGGGATCCCATTCATCGTTGGTCTTAAGGTCAAGGAGTACAATGGCAACACGAGAAATGAACCAAGCGGTTATGAATCGGTAGAGAGCGCATCTGCGGCACCTCAAGCGAACTCTCCTGCACCATGGGAGCAACCTGTTCCTGCTCCTGCCCAACAACCTGTTCAACCTGCGGGACCGATTCAACAAGTGCTCGCCCCTCAAGAGTTTGGTTCTCCGATTCCTGGGCAACAACCAGTTTCTCATCAACCTGCATCGGTCGAAGAAGACGAAACCCCATTCTAAAAAAAAGGACGGCATGGAAGTCATTGAAGCATTTATGTTGCCGTTCGAACTAACGAACGGCAACTCTGGGCGCGGTGGGAAGTGGTTCAACTCAGCAAAGATTCGAAAGCAATTCGAAATGCAATTGCGATCAATCTATCCGGCACGCAAACCGTTTGACTTCTCGGTTGTTGTGCATGTGACCAGGGTGCTTGGAAAAGGGCAAAGACTTTGGGATTCATCGAGCATAGGTCGAGGAAACTGGAAAGAGATTGAAGACGCCATGGTAGCGGTTGGTTTTTTTCATGACGACTCCCCGAAGTTTATTACCGAGACTCGGTTTTTCCAGGATCCTGATCGGAAGTCGTTGGGACCAGTTATTGAAGTTGAAATTTTTAGAGAGTGTGATGATGAAAAAGCTATCAAGAATAATTAACAACTTGAAGCAAGAAGTGCGGCAAGCTCGAGCAAGGTTGGAGACGACCATGAACGCAATCACGGAAGACCGGTGTAAAAGAACGATTAGGCATTCAAGTGAACTGATCATTAAGCTTGAAGCAGCAAAACGTGAAATTGAAAAGGAAATCTTTCAGTTATGAAACATTATCACGGGACACCGATTGGCGGGAAAAAGGCTAAGTCTATTGATTTCATAGCGGGCAAATTTATTTTGATCCCGTGGAAACGGCCAGAAGATTTAGCGTTTGCTCAGGATTATTCCAAAGGGTTTATTTGTGATAATTCGGCGTTTTCGTTTTGGACTACAGGCGAAAAGCCAGATTGGGCGAAATACGTTTGTTGGGTTAAGGAATTCGCACACCATCCAAGATTCGAGTTTGCGCTGATTCCAGACGTTATCGACGGCGATACAAAAGAAAATAATTATCTGATTGACTTCTGGCTAAGAGTTGCGAAGAACGTGCCAGCGTGTCCAGTCTGGCATTTACACGAATCAATTGATCGGCTGTTGTGGTTAGTGCTGAATTGGGAGCGGGTCGCAATCGGCTCATCTGGTCAATGGTCGAACCCAGGTCAATCAGATGGTTGGTGGGATCGAATGGATGAGGCTTTTGATGCAATTTGTGTTAATGGTTATCCATTGGCAAAAATGCATGGTTTGCGAATGCTTCGGCGTGACATCATAGAACGCTATCCGTTTGCGTCATGCGATAGCACAAACGCAGTGCAAAACGGAACGAGAGAGGCGAGAAAGAATGACGTTGATTCTTCTTGGGGTCAACAAACAATCGCAAGACGAATTGAAGCCGCACAAAGTCCTTCGGTTTGGGATGGTTCCAAAAAACCAGAATTATTCAAATTAAGCGGAGAGCAAATTGCCTGAACTGAGATACTACCAGCGGGAAGCGATTGAATCGGCATATGATTTCATCCGAAACCGAAAAGACAACCCGTGTATAGTTTTACCAACTGGAGCAGGAAAGACTCCAGTCATGGCAAGCATCTGTAACGATGTTGTTAACCGGTGGAATGGTCGTGTTTTAATCCTGAGCCATGTTAAAGAACTGATCAAGCAAACAGCTGAGACGTTACATGACTGGCACCCAGACCTCGATGTTGGTGTTTATTCAGCGGGGTTGAATCGACGAGACAAGAAGTCGGATGTCTTGGTTGCGAGCGTGCAGTCGGTTCACAAGCGTGGACTCGAGCTAACTGGCGATCGTCCGTTTAATATCGTAATGGTTGACGAGGCGCACCGGATCCCCACGTCAGGAGACGGGATGTACCGGAATCTTCTTTCTGATTTGCAGGTGGCATCTCCGACGATCAGAGTGATTGGATTAACTGCAACGCCATACCGTTTGAAAGGTGGTTACGTGTGCAGCGACGAGCATTTTCTCAACGAGATCTGTCATGAGGCGAACGTCCGAGAATTGATTGTTAAAGGATACCTATGCCCACTGACAAGCAAAAGAGGTAAGTCGTCTGTTGACTCGGGCGAACTCTCAATCAAGAACGGAGAGTTCGATAACAAGATGATGTCGGACGTTTATGATACTGATGAAAAAGTCAGTTTGGCTTGCCAGGAGATTGCAAACTTAACAGCTGCTCGGAAGAGCGTTTTAATGTTTTGCTGCAACATCGAGCATGCTGAACATGTCCAGGAGTCAATCCAAAAATTGACTAGTGAGAATTGCGGGATCGTAACTGGTGAATCGAAAAAAGAGGATCGAGATAAAACAATTCATCAATTCAAAAGCGGGCAGCTGAAATACCTGGTCAATGTGAATGTCCTGACTGAGGGATTTGATGCAAAGCAAGTTGACTGCGTAGCGATCATCCGCGCGACATTGTCACCCGGCCTCTACTACCAAATGGTCGGACGTGGACTACGCATTCATCCACAAAAAGAGAATTGCTTGATACTCGATTTTGGCGGGAATGTAGCACGACATGGATGCGTGGATGACATTCAGGTGAGAGCAGACCGTGACTTAAAAGGAGAGGCACCAGCAAGGTCATGTCCACAGTGTGATTGCATCATGCCAACTGCGTACACCAAATGCCAAGACTGTGGTTTTGTTTTTGAGGTCGAGGAACGCAAACCAAATCACGAGCATTCCGCTGCGACCGATGCAATCACGACGGATCAGATCCCAGCACGTAAGTACACCGTTTCTGAAGTCTCTTACTCAGTGCATGAGAAGAAAGGTTTTGAATCTGGACCCAAGACAATGCGGGTCACTTACTACGAAGGGCTCATTGCAGTTGCCGACGAATGGATTTGTATTGAGCACACTGGATTTGCGAATGAGAAAGCACGCAGTTGGTGGAGAAAACGAAGCAAGCTTGATATGCCACATGAGTCTCGAGACGCAGTTGAGTTAGGCACTCGAGGATTCTTAGCCGAACCGACTGAGATATCAATTATTCGTCCGCCAGGCGAACGATTTGATCGAATCGTGAAGTACGAACTCGGTGAGATCCCAGACATTGAGGAAGCTGAAATTGAAGCAGACGCATTCTAGAGAGAGGAGTTTATGAACATTTTTGAGCAACTGGAAAAGGACCGGTATGCAGAAAAGGATTTTGTTCCAGAACCGGTTCAACATCCAACAACAACGCTTTTGGGAACAGAAGAGAGAATTGAAGTTTACGCTGGGAGGCTAGAGGAAGGAGTTGAGTTATTCCATCCAGACGACAACAAAAATTACACAACCCATATCAGAGGATTTAAGGATTGAAATGGACGATTTATCAAACATTAAAAAGGTACTGGAAAGTGACAACCCAGATCAGAGACGGATCGCAGTGACTGGTCTCGAGTGGCTTGCAACTCTGCTCGCAAAGAATTCAGACTACGGGTCGTCTGTTTGGAAACCACCAGCACTTAAGCCAGAGATGGATGCCGGTGATGCGATCCTGGTTCGGATGAGTGATAAGGTAGCTCGGATCGCAAGCCTGCAGAGCAAAGAGGCAGAGGTTGATGAATCGCTTGAGGACACTATCAAAGACTTGGGAGCTTATGCGATTCTGTGGTTGGCGCGACCAAAGGGATTAGAACTGAAAGGTTCTGAAGTTTACGGTCTGGATAAATCGTTCTTAGGATCAGAGCAAAGCTTTGGTTGTATTGAGCCTGAAAGGGATTTCGAAAACGACGTGAAGACGCTCGTTAATTTATGCAAACAGTACATGGCAAGCATGCCAATTCTGAAGACAGGTAGATTGGTTGAATTGATTGAACTAGTTGAGACCTATTTTGATCACACTGACGACCCGAGGGCGAATGGCTGGGTGGAAGACGACGGGTTGCCATAGGAGCGGATACGGTTGAATTGGTAGACGCATATTGTTCCTGAAAGATGGATATTTCCTATTCATGAAAATCTGGATTTTTAAGAAACATCACGATAACGTTCAAAGTTAACCGAGCGGCATGTGACCGCTCGCATAGATGGTTGAGACGATACGCCGCTTCGGTTCATCTAGTAGTTATGCGGCGATTTGGGAGTGAATCAATGAAAATCACGTCATTTACAGATGCATGGTATCCAGAGTACATGGACAAGGTGTGCTCAGGTTTTAGCGATAAGGTTTCGCCAGATGCGTCGGCAATCGCAAACGCAATTATGGTTGCGGGAGCGTTTATTGCACAATCCGTTGACAACAGCATCGGACACACGGCAAATCACGGGAATGGTGACACGTTGGTTGAAGCGATCAACGATCTTGGGGAAGAGTTAAATGACATCGCTGACAAGTTTGTTTAGTGACTCTGTCAATCGAGAAAACTACCATCCGATAATTGAATTGTAAAATTTTCTTAAGCAAGCCACGTGTGACCGTGGCTTTTTTTATCTAATAACGGATTGAAACAATGAACATAGATTGCATTCCCGAAGAAATGCGTGGACTCAAGCAGTGGGTCAATTGGAAATACGAAGATCGAGGCACAGGTAAACCGACGAAAATACCAGTTACCATTGGTGGGTACGGAGCAAAGTCAACAGACCCGTGTGATTGGTACTCACTGAGCGATGTGGTTGAATTCGAATGCGATTACAGTGGGATCGGATTTGTGTTCTCAAAAGACGACCCGTATGTTGGGATCGATCTGGATGACTGCTTTGTCAATGGCGAGGTCCAGGGATGGGCACAGCCGATTATCGAACGGCTATCCAATACCTATTCTGAAATTTCTCCGAGTGGTAACGGTCTCAAATTCTTTCTTCGCGGGTCGCTACCATTTGAGAAAGGAAAGAAGGTTCAGGTCGAAAACGGTGCGATCGAAGCATACGATCACTCGAGGTATTTTACGGTCACGGCAGAGTCATACGGACCATCAGTGATTGCAGAGCATCAGGCAACTATCGATTGGCTTTACGAGACCTACTTCAAGCCTCAAGAGGTCGTTCAGACAACTCCAATGCTCTCTGTGACTTCTGATGATTGGAACTTGATCCCAGTGCCCGAGCGGATTTCTCGAGCGTCGAAGTACCTGGCTAAAGCAGATCCAGCGATCCAGGGAAGCGGAGCGAGCGATATCACTTACCGGTTAGCCTGCACATTGGCGCGAGGGTTTGCGCTGCCCGAGGGAGAGGTTTTTAATCTGCTGAAGTACGAATACAACCCGAGATGTCTTGGGAGAGACGGGTCGCCAAGTCCCTGGACTGATGCCGAGCTTTGGCGTAAAGCGAATCAGGGGATGTCAGCAGGCGACCCGATGGGTGGGCTCTTAAAGTCAACGACATCATTGCAAGTCGGTTACGGCCCAGAAATAAACGGGATTTGTAATCCACCTTCTCGGATCGTTGATGAGTACGACGATGATGCCGAGTACGTGAGCGATGAGGACTTCTTCAAGTCGTGCATCCCGGAGACTGGTCTGATTCGAGACATTTTCGATTATTACTGGGAGACTCAAAACTTTCGGACGAACGCCATGGGGCTTTGCATTGGGGTTTCCATTATGGAAACGATCCTCGGTCGGCGCGTCGAAAGTCATACCGGTGCCAGAACGAACGATTACAACGTGGTCATCGCCGGAACCTCGAGCGGCAAGGAATCTTGTGAGAAGGTTACTCAGCTGATGATCGAAGCAGGGGTGAATGCTTCAAGCCAGGATGATGTCAAATTCATCATGCCTCCCGATGTCCAAAGCGGAAATGGTCTTTTGCGTGAGATTTCAGACAAAAAAGCATGCTTGTGGATCTGTGACGAATTCGGGAAGCACCTGCGTCAGATCATCGACAAAAAGTCAAATAACGCACATGCCCAGCAGATTGGGACGGTCATGCTCAAGATGTACGGCAAGTCCGGCTCGATATACTACGGCGCTGCGCATAGTTCAGGTGCAAAGAATGAGGTCAACCAACCGCATTTTTGTATGCTCGGCATGACGACTCACAGTGTTTTCAATTCGATTACTGCGGACCAGATCGAAGATGGATTGTACGGACGCCTTGCGTTTTGGCCTGCACCACGACCAAAGTTTTTTAAGAAGAATCGTCCGAAACCTGTTCCAAACGAGATTGCACAGCAGATCGGCAAATGGATCGATTACACGCACGGCAACTTGGGGTGGGAGAATCCTTGTCCCCCACAGATCCAAATGACTGACGAGGCTCTTGAGCGTTGGGATACGCATTTTGAACAAATTAACGAGAGACAACAGGAAGAACCGGAGTTTCGCGCTGGGATTTGGGGTCGAGTTGCAATTCGAACGATGAAACTGGCAATGTGCCAACGGTGCGCTCGTTTTATGGACGACCCGAGTCATGTCGGAATTAACTTCCAAATCGAGCTTGAGGACGTGAACTGGGCAATACGGCTCAGTAATTACCTTGCTCGGATCTCGTGTAGTCTGGCGAACGAATCGGTTGAGGATACCCAGGCAATTGAGGCTCAAAAACTGATCCTCAATAAGATGCAGGGACGATCAAAAATCAACGTGCGGTCCATCTACCGAGGCACGCGAAAGTTCACTGCTGGTGACATCAAAAATGCTGCGAAAGTCCTGGATTCCAAAAAAATAATCAGGGTTGAAGAGTCCCAACCAAATGCTGGAGGACCAATTAGTATTTTTTTGCACAGCATAGATCAACAGGACACAATTACTTAATGAAATCGTTTGGCAACGTTTGGCAACGTTTGGCAACCGTTTGGCAACGACGTAAGTCTTTACACAGTAACGACTTACGTCGTTTTTTCATTTGGCGACACTTTTTCTTGAAAGAGGGGGATAGGGATAGACCCTAAGAGACTAGGGATGGGGTAAGCACCCCCGGTAGATGCGACAAATGGAGAAATTTGTTTTTATAATAATAATAATAATAATAATAATAACAATAAACAACAAATTCAGTCCCTTAAGGGCGGTTATTTTCACATTAAGCCCAAAAACGTTTGGCAACAAACTGCGTTGACAAACGTCGACAAACGTCGACAAACGTCGACAAACGATCTGAGATTAGCTCGGCGGATGAATTGGGCGGAATACAAAATCTGGGAAGCATAGGCAAACCAAAGAACTACGTCATCGATATCGGGAAGCCTCTGAATTATTTTGCGCTCCAAACCTGAGCGCGGCACTCGCTATACTTCCGGCCGGTTCAACCTTTCCCTCGAGCAGGTCAAATCAGTGGGCTTAATTCAAGGCATTTCACGGAGCATCATAAACCTTCTCCCCGGTGGGATTGTTGTTAGCAATCGAGATAGCATCCTGAAAAGAACGATTGCTGCTGCGCGAAAAGCTCTGAACATCCACCCAGAGCAGCAAACCGGATCAGCGTACCTGGTCCAAAAAACGCCAACACTCGCGGGCGTAGTGCAAGACGAAACGCCGGCACGTAAAGACCGCACGAGGCTAAGTTGTCGGGCGACTGATTTCAGCACGAATCAGCGGTTCAGCGGTGGCAATACATCGACAGGCAAAACGGCTTTGAGTGTTTTTGCGTGGGTGAGACCAACGACTTTTGGAAGCACAAAAGCGATATTTTCAGAATACAACTCAGCAGGTGACGATCGCGGGTGGGCGATATATTTCTGGGGTTCTGTTCTTCGAGTTGTTGTTGGCGGGGATGGTGGCCCAGTAAATCAAAAAGTGTACGACTCGCTAGACACATTCTCAACGAATGAATGGTCGCAAGTTGGTTTCGTTTTTTCAGGTGGAGTCCTGACTGTTTGCGTGAACGGCAGAATGTTAGCTGTTTCAGAAATCACTAAAGCATTTGATGGCACAGTAACCACTATTCATGATCCAGTCGAAACAATGGAGATTGGATCAATTAACGGCGGGGCTTTATATTTCGCAGGCCAAATCCAACAACCGCTAATCTACGAAGGCGTTTGGTCAGCGGCTGAAGTCCGCGATTTATATCTCGGCAAATATGACGCAATTACAGCCCCAACGTATGGCTGGTTCCTTGACTCTGACACCGCACACCCGTTAACCAGTGCATCGCCAGCGTTGGTTCCCGCGAATTCTCCGGATTTATACGAAGATGACGCAATTGGCGGCGGCGATTGGTACAACGGGGAGGGGTGGAACTTTGGGAATAAAGGGCGAATCAATATCACACCAACTGATGGCGATTCGTTCACGTTCAAAATTAAAACGACTGACACGCAAGTTATTATAATGAGCGGAGCGACGTCAGAATGGGAATGTTCTTTTAAGGATGCGGATGCAGTAGATTGCATGAGGTCGGCTAGCTATAACGCATCTACGGTTGTTGTCGATGGGGTTGACCACACAAGCGACACACGTGACCAGTTACATGCTGCAATTGCGGATGGCGTAGAGCATACCGTTGTGATAACAATGCTTTCCTCAACGGTTCAATCGGTATCCTATGAAAATTGGGATTACGTCGAATGGAATAATTATGCTCAGTATTCCGGGGGGTGGGATTTAACCACCGGCTACATTCGTCTAACACACATCAACGGCGTTGCAATCACTGACGACGATATTGACTTCGATAACACGACCATCATTGCCCCGAAGCGATGGGATGAGGAATTGGATTCGGACGGATCAGCGGCGGTCACATCAGAATCTTTCGGCACCGCAAGACGCGACGGTCAATTACGGGGCTCTCAAAATGCGATAAATTTAGACGGAATCAATCAGTACGGCGACTGTGGTGATGATGACATTTTTTCATTCGGTGATGGGGCAACCGATTCTCCGTTTTCGATTTCGGCACAAGTCAACGTTACAAGTCATGGAGCGAATAAAGGGGGGGTTTTGTCCAAGATAAGAAATACAGGCTCCGCTGAATATTTGTTGGGTTTCACTGATTCAGGGAATGCTCAGATGGTTTGCTATGACGGTGATTCTGGGGTCAACATCCGAGTGGATTCAGACGCAGTGATTTCAGAAAATGAACCCCATACGATTTTGGGGACATACGACGGGTCAGGGCTGAACACTGGATTTAAAATCTATGTAGACGGCGAAGAAGTAGCGGTAACCCCCAGTTCTGTCGGATCTTATGTCGCGATGGAGAACACAGCAGAACCAGTTGAAATAGGTGCTTCCCTTAGATCAAACGGGACTTTCAAACGATTGTTCGACGGCAAAATTTGGGACGTTCGAATTTATGACTCAGAAGTAACGCCTTCGACGATGGATTCAGTTTCGCCAATCGCACACTGGCCCATGAGTGAAACGACTGGCGACATCAGCTACGACGTTTCGGGGAGTGGCAAAAATTGCACTTGGGTGAACTCGCCGGAACGTGTGGGGCAAGATTCTTATCACTGGAATGAAAATAAGGGCTACTCTGCAATTTGGGATATCACATCGGCAACAGACGCAGCAATCGGGCCAGAGGTTGTCGGGGCACCGATTGAAGCGGGCGTTTCGATTTCGTTGGATATCAAAACGACGGACACAAGAGCGTTTTTGTTTGGGAACAATAGCACTAGTGGTCCGTATGGTTTTGGCTGGTCGTTAGGAACTTTCTCTACCACCATGTTCGCCGGGATGGGCACCCCCACACTTACGATTGAAGGTGTTGATTACATAAATGGGGTGGCAACTCGGGACGATTTGAACACGGCTATCTCGACCGGCGAATGGGTGACCGTTGAGATGTCCGGCGTTGATTTGTCATCATTTTCTAATGGATTGATTTTTTCTGGGTATGATTCGACAACGTTTTTTTGGGACGGGCAAATTCGAAACCTTGTTATTAACGGAGTGCCATTTGATGGGCCGTTGAAGGTTCCAGCACTCGCAGACGGAAGCGGCAACGACGCACTTGGCGGAACACTCACAAACCCCGCAGGCCCGTGGCTATACGAAGGCGACGAAACCTACGTTGATTTTGACGTGGTTGCAAACGCAAACCAGTGGCTGGAGCAGCGGTGGCAGGAGGCGGAATTTAATAACACGACATCAAAAATTGCGATCCCAGCATTGATGACTGGGGCAACGTCGTTTGAAATCGAAGCGGTTGTAAAATCGGGGGATGTCAATGCGTATAGGGTGATTTACGGCATAGACTCAGCTCAAGCAAAACTATTATTTCGATTAACAGACACCGGAACAGTCAACGTGTTCCTTAACAACGGGTCAGTTAGTTTGACTGGAGGCACTGTCATTGACGATGACGAATGGCACACTGTCAAAGCTGTTTATGATGGGGTTGATGTTCGAATTTTTGTCGATGGGGTGCTGGATGTTACACCATTTGCTTTCACGGACCCGATCATTACATATACTCACGATGATTTTATCGGTCAATGGAATGGTAACCAATCATTTGATGGTGAGATTAAAAATCTGACAGCAACGAAAGATGGCGTTCAAGTGCTAGACGTTCCCCTACTTGGCACTTCGCTTGATCTATCGCAAGTCAATCACGGAACAGATACCGATGTAGTTTATAACCGTCTAACAGACGTAAGCTACACGGCGGGCGATGTTGTTGAGCAACCGTTTTCTGTCAACGATGACACATCCGGTCGAGTCTCGGAACTGATTCAATTTACATTTCCAAAAGTTTAATGAGAATAACAAATGAGTGACATTAAGATAGAAGGCGATTGGGCGTGGCTCGACCCGATTATGAGTGACCCAAACCATCCGAGCGGGTTGCATTTGCAAATCACCAAGTTGGGTTTGTTGACTCGCCTGATTTTGGATGGAGACAAATTCAACGCAACTATTTTCAGTGGCGGGCGTTCTGCATTTCTGGAATCTTACACAGTGACTTCAGCGGTTGCACTGTCGGCGTCAGGTGTTTCATTCGATGGCTATCCCTGCTGGATTACGTGTTCGAATCCGACAACATTAGTTTCAAACGATTGGCCCGCAGCGGTTAATGTGGACGAAGACGGCAACGAAACGCTCAAGACTTTCGCGGAATGGTGCGAGGGTCAACGGCACGATGTTTACACGGACGGCAGCGGAAGTCTTGCGGGCAATTTTCACAAGCATGGTTGGTCGTTTTTGATGAAGGTCAACGACTCGGCAGATTTTGGATTGATTGACGAATCGGTCGCCAAAGCACGAATCGAAGCACTAACACCGGCGGAATAATGATTAACGAATTGCTCGAAGATTCGAGGGTGCGGCTAACAACTTTGGTTGTCGTGGTCGTTTGCGTGCTTGGATCAATCACGGGATTGACTGTTTTTATTTTCCATGAAACGAAATGGCGAACCAATATTCAGCGTGACATTTTGGAAACGAGGAACGCAGTAAACGAGGTAAAGTCTATTGTCGAAAAAGGCACTGGCGACCGTTTCACATATTCGCAAATGCAAACATGGGTGCAACGGTTTAAAGAATTAAATGAAGACAATCAGATTAAAGTTCCAACATTGCCAGAACGTGGAAAATGAATCACGAAATCGACATCAAACGAATTGGAGCCCGTCGCGCGGTTGTGTTACGCAATATCACGCTATTCGGTGTCGAGATCCCAGAAGGTTTTGAAACTGATGGTGCCTCGGTGCCTCGTTTGTTTTGGTTTATTATCAGCCCATACACTGAAGCAATGTACGCAGCAATTGCGCATGATTTTCAACTTTCGATGGATGGTAAAAATGCCAAGCGTCGCAAGAGGATTGATCGAATGTTCTATTTCAATTTGAGAGACAGCGGCATCAATCCGGTCAGGTCGTATGCAGCGTATTTGGGTGTTCGGATCTGGTCGTGGTATTATGTTAGAAAATAGCCTCTACCATTATCGAGCAATCTACAAATCAAATTACGATGGCGACACTTGCCGATTTGATATTTCTCTCGGAATGGGCGTGTGGCTTCACAATCAAACAATCAGGCTTTATGGCATAAACACACCAGAGCTACGCAGCATCGATCCAGACGAGAAACACAGAGCCTACAGAGCACGTGATTTTGTGCAGGATATTTTGACCGGTTGCGAATCAATAACAATCAAAACACACCAAGACAAGACAGGGAAATATGGCAGATGGCTTGCTGTGGTGTATATTAATGATGACGAGAACTTGAACAAAATGCTGATTGATGCTGGGTTGGCATCAATAGCGAACTACTAACTTTTTGAGGGTGATGAAATGAAGCTAAAAGAAGAAAGAGCATTTGCACGAACGTTTTGTGACATGCTTGACCAGTGCGATTGTGACATGAGCAAGCGTGAAAAAAGGCGGCTCAAATTGTCGATGATGTTCAATCCAATTGTGCGACGATCAGTGATTGATGAGATGGAGGAGAACTACAAATCGCTTCCAGTCGGTCTAACACTTCCAGCAGCAATGGATGGTGTTGAATTTGGCAACATAGACTGGTCCAATTTTGATTGGGAAGCTGCCAAAGAATTCTGGGTGGCTATCTTGAAGGTCGTCATGGAAATCATCGTGATATTTATCTAGGGGAACTTATGAAGACATTTGCTACAAGTTTATTGATTTGCACAACTTTGCTATTTGCCGGTGCTGGTACCCCCCTCAGCACGACTATCCCCAGCGTGTTTCCAGCACCGGCTCAATTCACTGTCACTGGCTCAACATCAGTTTCGGTTGGCGATACGGTGATTTTGACACCAGAGGATGCTGAGGGTTGTTCAATCACTTGGACACCGATTCAGGGGATTGAGCTGATTGAAAAGATGGTGCAAACAAACGCGCCAAGGGATGTGATCAATGATGATCTTGAGTTCATTGAATTACCAGTGTCATCACTAGTGCTCAAGCCAAGTGCATCAGGA